AGTTCTTAACCACTGCGAGGGAGAAAAAAGTTTTGCCAGTACTAGACTCACCAGCAATGGCAGTAATCTTATTAGAAGATACGCCGCCAAAAATGGAACCACTAACCAGTCCATTAAAGATGTACGATCCGGTGTCGATGTATTGTTCATCCCCTTCGATGTCTTGTGCGAGTTGGGTGAAGTCATCTCCTATTTCTTTTACTATATCTTTTAAAAAATCCATATTAAAAAATTCTACTAAACAAACTAGATGCAGATTCTTGAGTTATAATCTCCATATTAACAGAATACCTATACTTCTGTAAAGTATTAGGTTGAGCTGCATGAACTAAAGTGGAAGGAAAAATTATCAACTCTCCATTCTCTGGAAGATAATCATATATGTTATTATCTACCATAAAAGAGATCCCATCATTATATACCTCCATATAATATACTCCATTTATAGTAGAAGTAGTTGAATGATTGTGCCACCAACTAGGTTGCCTGATTCCCATATCAACTTTGTTTCCCCTATAACACCAACAAGTGGCAGAATTGTGAGATGATATACTCAGTTTATCAAACTCTTTCCTACTCCTTTCTAAAAACTTTGTATATAATTTATTAAAAAAATCACTATCATCTTCTAAAATAGGAAAATTAAATCCTCCTTTCTTTTTCTTCTCAGCAAAATAAAGATTATAATTTTTATCAATTATTCTTTTAACTTTCCATTTCTGTAAGAAATTAATTTTATAAAAATTTTTAATACTAATAAGAGGAACCATTATTTCCTCAATGTGTGTACATATTCTAGTACTTTTTCTCTTACTTCCATTAACTCATTATAACATTTCTGATTATGAGCACAACCACGAAGTCTAGAATCGGGTTTTTGTATAGATTCAATGAATATATCTAAACCTCTATTCCATTTTTCTCTTGGGGATTCTGTATCTTGAATTGTGTTTTGATCTTTCATCCGAAAAATAACTCTAGGTTTACTACTTTTTCAACGTTCCATCCAATAGCATCAAGAATAACTTTGACAGGTTCTAAGAAAGCTTTTTCAAATTGTAAGTCATAATCAATATATTTGTCAATACCCAACTCTAATGGGAAATCATTGATGAAAGAAATAACATTCTCTCTAATAGGATTAGCTTTCTTTAAATAACAAAATTTAATCTTCTCACCATTATTAATCAGAGAATATTTATTATCTAACTTTTTCTCCTTTACATAATGATTAAAAAGAAGTGCTCCACGGCAATGAATGGGAGTTCCTTTAGCATAGATGGTAGAAGAAGATTTATGTTTATTGACATCAGAAACTGTCCTTGGAAAAGCAATATCTTCTGGAGGAAGTTGTTTAAATTTTGCTCTAGAATCATCAATAAACTTAATTACATCCTCCTCTGTACCACTCATCATCAATTGAAGAGCATCCTTAATCATGGCTCTACAAGGTGCTGGTGTTGAGGATTTAACTGCCTCAATACCCATCATCTTTAACTTAGGTTCTTCATATCTTACTCCCTCACTATCCCACACATTAAGAATATATCTTTTCTTAGCAGTCCAGATACCTCTATCAGCGATGTTCTCTCTCTTCATGAACATCTTCTGATCATAAGCATTTACATAAGACGCCAAGTCTTCATAGGATTTAT